CTTGGATCGGGATTTTGATTGTATGCGGCATTGGCAGCATCACTATAGGGTGCTGGTTCATTATCCCAACTGTTATTGTTGTTAGCATCCAATGGATCGGGAGTTGGTCTATAGATGTTGTTGGGATCAACACCGGCCAAGGGATCGGGAGTGGATTTATCAATTGGCCCAAACGATTGATCGTCTGCGTTGCCGTAGTCGGCGCCAACGTGTGTTGTACTCAACAAGTCTTTGGCAGTTTGAATGGCTGCTACAGTACCTGCAGTTTCCAATGAACTCATTACTGCACTGGAGAATTTGTCACCTTGCAATAACTTGTTGGCGGCTGTTAGTCCTGCTGCAATAGCAACAGCACCCACACCACCGGTCAACAAACCAGCAGTACTCACAATAATAAATTTAACTGCCATGGCCATGCCAGGTATCTTGCTTAGTTCTCGATAGAACTCAATGCTCTGCGACAACCGACCAGCTTCACCACCAAATTTGGCTACGGCTTGCTGTTGTAGATTATCAATCATGGCATCCAGACCTTTAACAGGTCCTGTTTGCCCAATATATTGTTTTAGTCCACGATACTTGTCGGCTACATAACTGGCAGCATCTGCACCCTTGCCCAGTACCGTACGATTGCTTACTGGAGCATCGCCCTCTTTGTCGACATTGCCACCTGCAATCGCACCTTGCGCCACTTGTTTAAATACATCTTGAATCTGTGCTTGATTCATGTTGTATTCCAGCACCAGCATTTTGCCCAGGGCATGGAATTCTCTAAAAGTGCTGTCGTTGAGGATGGCCTCTTGAATAATGGCTCGTTCTGTTAGTAATGCGTTAATTTTCATTTTTTCCTAGTCTCCGTACACCGCGTGTGAATTTTTGGGGATCTTGGCTGCGTATACTGTTTAAAAGACGACGTTCCAGCTCTAATGCTTGATCTTCGTCGTAGTTCTCTCGAATATAATTCAGTAGGTTTATAGCACTGGAAATCACGTTGTTGGCACGACTTTCAACAAGACTGCTTCGGTCACGTTGTACACTCATGCTGCTGAGTTCTTCTAAAATGCTACGGGTGCGCTTCTGCAAGATTTGCTCCAATTTATGTTATATTTAGTGAAAGTCTAAACCTAATAGGTGTTTTAAAAATTGATCATGTCTAGCCAGATTTGCTTCCGGTCTGGATCATAAGGAACCCATGTATGCCGTTGAATACGATTTTTAAGCTCGATGATGCGAGTCTTTTCTGGTTGAATTGGCATATTCGGAAGTACTATGTCTTCTAAATAGTTTATATGAATCCACGGCGAGGGTTGTATTTCATGTTGACGAACACCAATGAATTTGTATTGACGAGAGTAACTATCCATGTCCGATGTTGAAAAGAATACCGATTGATTTTGTAATAATTTGTCTACGAGATACTTGTAATTATTGGTCCTGAGCAGGCTTTGTTGAGGCTGTACATAATAAGTATGATATTTTTGAACATCTGCCTCGTTACTGCCACTGCTGAGCCACCAGCGTTGATCATACAAGTCGATGGTATTGAAATGATATATAGGGTCACGGGCAATGGCCTCATTCCACGAGGAATCCTCTAACAGTTTATCGAATCTGTTGGGCAATGCCCATTGCACAATAAAAAATGCAGATGGATCCTCGGTATGTGCTTTGATTATTGCAGATGCGATAAACTCGTTACCAGCACCAACAGCACCAAAGTTTTTATAATCAAGCTCTGGGTATAGAGCCGAAATTATATCCGGCCATTCGGGCCATATATGATTTGCAGCGAATCCGTCACCAAAGCAATAAATTTTATTCATACAGATAACTTTTATTCAGTGCAACTTCGTACTCGGCCTCGTGGTATCTTTTAATTGGAATTGAATTCCAAATATCATCGTATAGAAAATGATTAATTGATTGCCATCTTTCTATATGCTTTGCAACATCTAGTCCCTCCACCAGTTTATAAAACTCGCAACTTGTTTCCACAATTTCAGAAAATTCGATGTTTGTTATATTGCCGGAATACGCCGGAAGGAATGACCCAATATAATTTTTGGCTGTTTCTCTTTCTTTATCGATCCTGTCTTGCCCCGCAACACTGATCCATGGAATAGAATTATAAAAATAATGATGGTACGCACGAATCCATCTGTAAATTTTACTTTTAAATGTTGTGGTCGTTACCACAATTATCTTATCAAACTTTGAGTAATCTAACAAATGCGGATGACAATGTGTACCTACCCAATTGGCATTGCAGTTATGTATTTTTTTATAAAATAAGTCAACTTCGTACTGGGTCAACTCGGTGTCAGAATCGCCAATCTTGCCAATATTATGATTAAACGATGCGATACCGCCATTACTCCCTATGTCGGAAAAGGTATTCTCCATTATGTCACAGAGTAATCCACCGCAAGTGTAGTGCGGGAAACAGATTAAATTCATTCTGCTTTGCTCTTTAATCCTGCCAACATGCTCTTGAGTTTGTTGCTTTGTACTTCGCCGCCGGTGCTAGGCTGTTCCCATACAGGAGTGCCTGTGGCACGTTCCAGTTTGGGTGCGTCACTGTTGCCTTTGATCTGATCCATGATGTTTAAGGCCTTGGGTGGACCAAAGCCCGTGTCGTTAGCATCAAGTCCGGGATCTGTGATACGCATGGTTTCAATGTTGTATTCAAGATCAATCTTTTGTCCTACACCGGTACTACTACGCGACTTCATACATTGTATTTGATAACGCCCACGTGCCTTCATAGCACGACTTGTAAAAATACCAAACACATTATCTGCTGTGTTGATCTTACTGATACCGCCGGCAATATGACTATGGTCAAATTCAACTTCTTCTACCGCCGATCGATTCAACTGACTTGCAGTTACCAGTAGTACGCCCAGTTCTTTGGCCAAGTTACGCAACTCTTCGGCTACATACTTGTCTTTGATAAACTGATCGTTGGGGTTGACTTTAACACTCACAGGCATTACCAAGTCCAAATAGTCCACCATGACAAAGTCAACTTTAATTCCGGTCTGTATTTGTACTTCTTTTAAGTAACTACGAATGTCGTTCACTGTGCTCTGTGCTGGCAATGCTTTGACACGATACTTACCGGCCTTCTTGCCCACCATCCGGACTTTGAGTTCAGTGGTCTCAATGTCCTTACGGATATCTTTTGTGCCCATACTGGTCAGCATGGCATCGGTACGCAAACTGGTTAGTTCCTCGCTCAGTTCCAGTGTAATGTAAACACCACTCAGTCCCATTTGTAACCAACTGAGTGCAATGTTCATCATCACAAGACTCTTGCCCGAGCCCGAGCCTCCGGCAAAGATGTTTAGTTCACCACGACTAAATCCGCCATACAACAATCGATCCATTTGCGGCCAACCTGTTGATACTTGACCACCTGAGTTGAAGTATCGGTTAATGCGAGCCGCAGGATCAGCAAAGTAATCTGTGCCCATGTCTTTAGTTAAACTGATTTCTACTGCCTCTTTCATTATCTTTAAGATGCCGTTAGTTTCACCTTTTTCTAATAAGTCGGCACATTGTAATACTGCTTGCTCGCCGGCTTTTAGTTGTATAAAAGATTCAAATTCGGTCATAAACCAGTCATAATGTCCCGCATTTAATTCAGGCACTGGCTTAAGGTCTATACCGGTTGTGGCTTTTATTTGTTCGTAACTGGGTAGAGTCTTGTGTTTCTCTGTGTGCTCCTTGATAAATTCTGCAGTAGTACGTAGACTACGATCAAAAAGTTCAGGTTTGTAAATGTTCTGCACACGCACATAACTACTTGCGTCCTGCATCATCATTTCTAAAAATAACTGTTGTAATTCTCGAGTATATTCTTTTGTCATAGTTGTTTATAAATTTCCGGAAATTTGCCAATAAACTGAGTTAATTCGATCCAGTTTTCTTTATTACGTTGTATTAGTTCTTCTAATAATTTTTTGTTGTGCGTAATATCTAATTGTTTGCACAGTAGATTGTACTTATCTTCAATTCCGACTTGTCCCACATAAAAAATACCATAATCAATTTTGGTATCCTGCGTCGGCGGCAATGTAGAATTCTCAAGTATTCTATCTACTAATTGTCTTTTTGTTAATGTATTATCTAGTGTTATTATAACATCAATCCATTGTAGTCCGCTAGAGTTTAGTTGTTCATTCAATGCCTGTTTGACGTCGTTGGTAGCTGATTTAGCAAAATATGCCAATTGTGATATTTGTGTTTTGTCAAAGGAGCAAAAGTATATTTTCCTTAAAAAATCCAACGCAACTTCGCGAGCATATTGTGTGCTATCAATTCTAACTGCTCTAACTGTATGTGCTATCTGGTTAAACAAATCAAATTGATGTG